TCTCTGGCCCTAGCTATCCCGGTAAAGTTCCCGGCGTTGTTCCCGGTGGGCGCATGGCACGGAAGTCCGGTGGCAAAGCTATGACAGTTAATGTCATTGTGGCAGGAAAAGAAAAACCTGCTAGCATAATGCCACAAGGTGGAATGATGCCGCAAGGTGGCCCTCCTCCGGGTGGTCGCCCTCCAGTCTCGGTTCCTCCTCCGCAACCTTTAGGCCCTGCGGCTGGCGCACCTATGATGCCACAAATGCCACCACAACCAATGCCACAACAGCCCCCTATGGGCCGTAAGCATGGTGGCCGGGCATTCCATTCCTACAAGGATATGACTGCTGGCTCGGCTTCTGGTGAAGGCCGTCTGGAGAAATCTGACATCGCCGCTTACAAAAAGCGCAAGTAATACGCAACCACTCCTCACCGGGTTGTGTATGGGACGGGAGCAAGCCCCCCTTGGCTTCCGTCCCTCTAATCTCAAGGGGGAATGCCGGGGGGCAAAATATGTTAACTTACAATACGTTATTGGCTAATGAAGCAACCAAGATGATAGAAGAAGAAATTGAGCGGATTAAAGAAAATTTAACGACAGCTCACCACACAGAAAGTTTTAATTTCAACACCTACAACAAGTGGGTGGGGAAGGTAGAAGGCTTGCGCTCGGCAATACAGCTTATTGCGGAAGCCGAATCACTCGTGAATGGCAGAACTTAGGGGGTTTAAATGCCGTATATGGTAATGAGTCATGACACCAATCCAGCCGAGGAAATCTTGAATGAGATTGGGGACATTTCACAAGTAGAAGTGTTTAATAATCAATTGCTTGTGGCGGTTTATCTCCGCCCCGAGAAGACTAAATCTGGTATTTTCCTGACAGAAAAGCACCGTGATGAAGATCGGTTCCAAGGCAAAGTTGGCTTGGTGCTGAAAAAAGGCATGTCCGCTTTTGAGGATCATGCTGGTGAATGGTTTAAAGGCGTAAAAATTGACATAAATGACTGGGTTGTCATGCGTCCTACTGATGGTTGGAGCATCACAGTCAACGGCGTTCTTTGCCGCATGATTGAGGATGTCAACATTAAGGGCCGCGTAGATCATCCAGACCGCGTTTGGTAAGGAGTAAAATATGCCAAGAAAAAAGCAAACTGAAAAAGAGCTAGAACCTCAAGTTGAGATTGTCAGTGATGAAGTTACTGCGGAAGAGCCTGAAATTGAGGTTGTTGCCGTAGAAGAAATCAAAGATGACACCGGTGTAGCGCCGGAAGAAGGCATTGAGGAGCTTCGGAAAAAGCTGGAAGAAGAGCGTCTGGCGCGTCAAGAGGCCGAAAAACGGGCTCGTGAGGCACAAACGGCTGCAACAAAGGCTGCAAATGAGACCGGCGAACACCGAATCAGTCTTGTTAGCAGCGCTTTGGACAACTTAAAGCGTGAACAAGACTACCTAAAAGCTAATATTAAAGAGCTTATGGTTGTCGGTGACTATGACCGCGCTGTTGAGATGCAGGAAGCCTTCCAGCTTAACATTAACAAGATGGTTCAGCTCCAAAATGGGCTGGACGAGCTGAAGCGGGAGCCTGTTAAACAGGTTGAACAGCCGCAACATGATGGTCCTACGGTGGATGACCTTATCCAGCGTGTCACACCACGTTCTGCACAGTGGTTGGAGCGCAATAGGTCACACATTCAGGACTCTCGGACCATCCGAATCATGGCACGAGCGCATGAAGACGCAATTGACCACGGGATTATCCCCGAATCAGATGCGTATTTTGGGTTTTTGGAGAACCGTTTGGGTCTAAACAAGGCTCAACCGCGCCAAGAACCGCGTTATGAAGAGCAGGAACCCGTTATGTCAGCGGCTTCTGCCCCGACTCAACGCCGTTCGGCTCCTGCTGCTGCGCCAGTGTCACGTTCTGGCTCGGTTGGGTCGTCAAATTCACGCACCATCCGGCTTACAGCAGAACAAGTAGAGGCTGCAAAGATTAGCGGCCTCACTCCCAAGGAGTATTACGACATTCTTCAAGATGAGCGTAATCGGAATTAAAGGAACATAACATGAACACCGAATCAAGAGCGCCACGGCGCACAAAACAGGTCCGCAAACCTTCATTGCTGTCTAAGTCATTGGAAGAAATGACAAAAGACGTTAATGAGATTGTAGAATCAGTCGCCGCCAAGGTGGACGATGTGCTTCCAACTGTGGATCGTCCTTCTATGCGACCACCACTACGGGAAGAAGACCCCCGCATTGCGGCTGAACGCCGTGCAGCGGAAATTCTGAACAACATTGGTGACGTAGACCAAGGCGTTGATGAATTTTTGGCACCTCGTCCGCCGGATGGATGGTCATATGAATGGAAGCGCAAAGAAGTTATGGGTCAGGAACAATCTTCTTATCTGACGCAGCTTCAATATACTGGCTGGGAGCCTGTTCCATCATCTCGTCATCCAGAAACTATGCCTTTAGGGACTAAAAACGCTATTATTGAGCGTAAAGGCATGATCCTTATGCAGCGTCCACTTAGTATTACTGAGAAGATGCAGCAGTTGGATAAGAAACGTGCGCGGGATCAGGTTGTTGCCAAACAGCAGCAGCTCAACGAGGCTCCTCAGGGTCACTTTGAGCGCAACCATCCGCAAGCTCAGGCTCGTGTCAAAAACAGCTACGAGTCTGTTCCTGTGCCACGGGACTAATGTCAAAAAGGGGGCTACGGCCCCCTTTACTTCATGTCATGACATATGTTATGACAAACAGCATGACTTAATAAGTCAACCTTCCCCCGGCGTGGAAGGACCGCCTATTTCCGGTCTTTGAGTCTCCCCGGTGCGAGATGATGGACTTTCCTGTAAAAAGGAGGAACCATCATGGCTAACGTATCAGCGCCATTCGGTTTCCGTCAATATCAGGGTACTGGTTCCGCTCCGACCTATGAACAGGTTGCGGCCCTCGTTGCTTACAACGCCAGTGCTATTTACTATGGTGATCCAGTAACTTGGCAGTCAGACGGCACTGTTGCCCGTGCTGCTTCTACTGGTGCTACTCCTGCTGCTCTCGGTATTGCAGGTATCTTCCAAGGTTGCCAATACCTCTCGGTTGTTCAGAAGCGTACCGTTTGGTCAAACTATTGGCCCGGTTCTGACGTTGCTTCCGGCAACTATGTCACAGCTTACATTGTGAATGATCCAAACGCTAAGTTTGTTGCACAGTCAGACGCTACTGGCTTGGCAATTGCTGACATTAACTCAACCATCGGTTTTGTTATCGGCTCCGGCAACACTGCAAACGGTCTTTCTGGCGCGTATTTGGACACGACTACGCTCAACACTTCAACTTACAACGTCTACGCACCGTTCAAAGTGGTTGGTATCGTCAATGATCCTCCCGGCGTTCAAGGCACGTTGTCCAGCGGTCAGGCTTACGACTATGCCATTGTTTCCTTCAACAATGTCGTAACTCGTAACTTCTCTGGCGTATAAGGAGTAAGGTAAAATGGCTGTCAATTTATCGGCAATTAAAGACCTTCTCCTCCCCGGCCTCCGTGGGGTTGAAGGCAAGTACGAGATGATCCCATCTCAGTACGACAAAATCTTCACTAAGCATGAATCACGCATGGCTCTGGAACGCACCGCTGAAATGCGTTACCTCGGCTTGGCGCAGTTGAAAACTGAAGGCGGTCAGACCGCTTTTGATAACAACGCTGGTGAGCGCTACATCTACAATCAGGAACACACTGAAATTGCTCTCGGTTATGCAATTACCCGTAAGGCAATTGATGACAACCTGTACAAAACCCAGTTTGCACCTTCCAACCTCGGTCTGATTGAATCCTTCCAGCAGACCAAGGAAATTTACGGCGCAAACATCCTAAACACTGCAACCACTTACAACTCCGCAGTCGGCGGTGACGGTGTAGCTCTCTGCTCCGCCTCACATCCTATTGACGGTGGCACGGTGTCAAACGTACCGACAACTAACGTGGACTTGAACGAGGCCACACTGTTGAACGCTATGATTTCCATCCGTACCAACTTCAAGGATCAGGCTGGTCTGAAGGTGTTTGCTCGTGGCCGTAAGCTCATCATTGCTCCTCAGAACGAGCCAGTGGCTATCCGTCTGACCAAGACTGAGCTGCGTCCCGGTACTGCCGACAATGACGTGAATGCTATCGGTTTCACGGCTGGTGGTTTGCCAGAAGGCTACATGGTCAACGACTTCTTGACCTCGGCCTATCCTTGGTTCCTGCTCACAAACATTGACGGTCTCTCCTATATGGAGCGTGTCAAATTTGAGACGGACATGCAAGTTGACTTCGTCACAGATAACCTGCTGGTTAAGGGCTATGAGCGTTACAGCTTTGGCTACTACAACTGGCGTGCCATCTGGGGCTCCTTCCCAACCTCATAAGGAGTTGACCCATGGCTACTGTTGTCAATGACATGCAACCGGGGTTTTACCCCAACCCAAATGGTTCCCCGGTACAGCCGGGGACCCTGTTCACGGGTCCTCTCTTGGCAGGTAACGTCTTTCAATCAGACGGTACAGGCAACCTTGCTGCCCTTGCTGGCACAACTGGTACGCAAAATATCGGTTATGTTGTTATGGGTCAGTCGGAAGTTGTTACTCAGGCTAATGGCGGATGCTCTATCACTATTCCTGCCCAAAGTCAGATTTTGTCCATCACCATGATGGTCACGACTGCTTGGACAGGCGCATTAACCACCTTTGCTGTAGGTGCTACAGCGGGTACAACTAACGTCACAGCGTTTGCCCCTTTGACGCAATCTGGGGCTTCCACTGGCCGGGTGGCTATTTCACCTAGTACAGCGGCTCAGATTGCAAACTGGGACAACATCAGCAACTCCACCTTTCAAACCGGTGGCCCAACTGATGTGCAACTCGTTGTTACATCCTCCAACACTGGTTCTGGGGTAGGCACTTTGACTGTGACTTACTTGCAGGGCATTAACAACGCATCCTAATCTGGAGGGATGAAAAATGACTGAACGTAAGCATCGGGCATCCGGCGGAGTCAATGAGGCCGCTATGGACGCACATCACAAGAACATGGACTACACCGCTGACAGCAATGTTGCCAAAGAGGCAGTAAAGCGTAAGCGCGGTGGTCATGTTAAACATCATGGTCATCATGAGCATCATGGTCATCATGCACATCACCCTCTTCATGCTCATCACAAGCATCCTGCTCATCATGCTCATGGCATGATGGAAGAAGAGCATGAGAAGAAGCGTCATAAGCGTAAGCATGGCGGCGCTCTTCCTCAGACCGGTGAGCATGAAGAGCATTACAAGCATGGCGGCGGCACTAAGCACCGCAAACATGCTGGTAAGCACCATGAAATGCACGCTCATGGCGAACATGCCAAGCATCATGCTGGCCGCAAGCCCCGCAAGTCCGGTGGCCGTTTGGCTGGCAATGAATGGGCTGCTGCTCAGACCAGCACCCCAGCAAAGGGGCGTAATGTCTCTGGCACGTTGTCTAAAGAATACTGATGCCCGCTATCAGTATAGTAACTTGACAGCGGGGGCGAAAATGCCCCCGTTTGTCTAAAGGGGTGGACAAATGGCTAAATCTCCCGCTTGGCAACGCGCTGAAGGCAAATCACCGTCTGGCGGTTTGAGCGCCAAGGGTCGTGCGTCTTACCATTCTGAAACAGGTGGGACGTTGAAAGCTCCGAGCAAAGATCATGACAATCCGCGCCACAAGTCATTCTGTGAGCGCATGACAGGAGCAAAGCGCAAACTTACTGGCGCGGCGGCTGCTGCTGATCCTAATAGCCGCATTAACAAATCATTGCGTAAGTGGGATTGCTGATGACAAAAAAACCTTTTTGGGATACAAAAGCCCCTGAAAGTCATGTGACAAAACATTTGTCACGCAAGCAAGAAAACCAAGCAAAGGCCCGCGCACGAGCTGCGGGACGGCCTTATCCCAACGCTGTGGATAATATTGCTGTAGCAAAGAAGGGCCGATAAGATGGGTACTTTAGACGGTATTAACTCACAAAATTTCTCCATTACACAAAATGGCAGGTATGAGCCTTTTGAGCTGCAAGTATCTCGCGGTCAAATCTCCCTGCATAATCCTCAGAACGTGTTTGCTTATGGCACAACGCCTGCAACTGCCGGTGTGTTCCGCACCGTGTGGGAAAACATGGCTACAACTGAGTATGTTTTCCCCGGTTCAGCGCTTACCATGCAGTTAGCAAGTGATACCGCTGGTGACACGGCAACCATTACTATTGTTGGCCTTGACGCTAATTACGCTGTTATTACAGAAAACCTTGTTCTGAATGGCACGACAAACGTGCCAACTGTAAACCAGTATTTTCGTATCAACCAAATGTTTGTAGCTGTTGGCAGCGCAACAAACCCATCGGGTGTTGTTACTCTCAAAAACAGCACTGTTACATATGCCCAAATTAACACCGGTGTGTTCAACGGTACTACTTCCAGCCTTGGGCAGACCCAAATGGCAGTGTTTACCGTTCCTGCTGGTTATACATTTTATGGATACCGTTACGGTGCTTATTCGTCTTTCAACGGCAATACAGCCAACTACACAACTTACCGCGCACTTACGAACTCTTCTGCGGGTGTGCAAAAGATGATTGTGCAGACACCGTTTAACACAACTTATGAAGTGCAACGTCATTTCCCGCTACCATATGCTGAAAAGACGGATTTGCGGTGGCAGATTGCATCCAGCGCTGCAACAGCAGCAACGGTCAGCATTAACATTGGCGGTATTCTGGTTAAGAACTCCGGCACACTGTAAGGATGTCCTATGACCACCAGCGGGACATACGCATTTAATCCAAGTTTAGGTGAATTAACCCTATATTCATTTAACCTCTGCGGGATTAGGAACACGGCGCTTCTGCAAGAGCATATGGAAGCGGCGCGTATGTCGTCAAACCTCATGCTGGCGCGGTGGTCAAACCAAGGTGTAAACCTGTGGGCAGTTGACCTTGTAACCGTGCCATTGGTAGCTGGGCAATCAACTTACTCGGTTGACGCTAACACTGTCATGATTCTTGACGCTTACTTGGGCATTACAAATTCTGGTTCCGAGATAGACCGAATCATCATGCCTATTTCCCGCACGGAATATGCGTCATATCCAAATAAGTCACAGCAAGGGTTCACAACTGTTTACTGGTTTGACCGGTTACTGTCGCCGACAATTACCCTTTGGCCCGTTCCTGATGGTAATAGCGCACAAGTTCTAAAGTATTACCGTGTTCGTCAAATCCAAGATTCAAACTTTACCAGCGGCCAAAATGTTGAAATTCCTTACAGGTGGTTGGAAGCATTTGCTTATGGTTTGGCAGCAAGGCTTGCAGTAATGTTCTCTCCTGATAAAGTTGCCATTTTAAAGCCGCTGGCGGATGAATCATATCAGATTGCCGCAGATCAGGACACGGAATGGGTGCAACAGTACATTTCTCCGCAAATAAGTGGTTATTTCCGATGAATATATTTTATGTATATGAACATTGGAGAACAGATAAAGATGAATGCTTTTATGTAGGTAAAGGCAAAGGAAAACGCGCATATAATATGAGTTCAAGAAATTTTTACCATAAATCTATTCAAAAAAAGTTGTTTAGGAGTGGATTCGCGGTTGAAATCAAAATAGTGGCAAGCGGATTGTCGGAAAATGATGCTTTTACATTAGAGTGTGAAAGAATTTTGTTTTGGAAAACCAATAACGTCAATTTGGCTAATTTGTCTTTTGGCGGCGAAGGTAAAACTGGCAAGCATTCCGAAGAACATAAAACAAAAATTTCATTAGCCTTAAAAGGTAAAAAGAAACAACAATCAGTAATTAACGCAATAATAGCCTCAAACAAAAAAAGAAAAGGCGCTAAATTACCTAAAAGGACCGAAAAGCATAAGGAAATGCTATCTAAATCTTTAGTTGGCAGGTTTGGTGCTGGTAGTAAAAAAGTTATATGTCTTAATGATTCCGTTACATATAATTCAGCGGCTGAAGCCACCGCTTTTTACGGATTAAAATCTGTTTCTTGCATTTCATTGGTTTGCACAGGCAAGCGCAAAACTGCCGCAGGAAGAGTATTCAAATATTTAGAGGAGGCGTAAATGGGTTACGCTTCCAGATCAGGCAGAGCGCATACTAATCCTTCAAACCCACAAGCATTTGCCATTTGTGACAGGTGCGGGTTTACCTATAATCATGTCAATTTGCGGTGGCAGTTTGACTGGCGCGGCACTTCTTTGCAAAATTTGCGTTTGTTGGTTTGCAGCCGTTGTTACGACGAGCCGCAGGAGCAGTTACGAGCCATAGTGGTTCCTGCTGATCCCGTGCCAATTCAAAATCCGCGTATTCAGGATTATGTCACGGCTGAAGTTGATGATTTGTTTGCACAGACACCGTTTACAACCGCGCCATATGTCGGTATTCCTGTGCCACAGGGCGCTGATTTGACGACAGAAAGCGGTGTCAATATTACGACACAACCTGTCGGGCCTCCGCTCGGGCTGGACCCAAATGGCATTATGCCGCTCAAAGATATTACATTCTTTGATGTTAAACTGAATGTTGCGTCAATAACAACCATTGGCACGGATGTCATAACTGTCATCTGCAATACTCCGCATGGCCTTGTCACAAACAGCCAAGTGGCGGTAACTGGCACGTCCAACAACCAAATCATGGGCTTTTACAGCGTGACAGTTGTAAATGACCTTGTATTTACTTATGAAATTGTCCCGTTCCAAACTGTTGTTCCGGGGTCTTGGTACACAAACACCACCATTGTTGCGGCATGTTCTGTCGGGTTGCCATACAATTACCAGCAGATTCCAATCATTGGCATCGGTAATTTTGACGGCAAATCTACCGCTTATCAGTTTGTTAATAATTCAGGGCAACCTGTTTATTTCCAAGAGAATAACGGGAACATTGCATGGTGGTATTTTAACCAGTGATAGTATATAATTATCACTGTTTTGGAGAAGCATGATGTCTTTGCCTGTATCAGTCACATACACATTTGGCACAATGACAGGCATTGTGGCTGCGTCTGACCTTGACGTTAATTTTAGTCAGCTTGTTGCGGGGATTAACGGTATTGGCACGGGGGCAAACCCGCTTACGGCTGCTTCTATCACAGGATCAAGTACTTGGAGTGGCGCACCTATTGGCGTGACATATGGTGGCACGGGTGTCACAGCAACTCCAGCTTATGGACAATTGCTGATTGGGAATGGCACAGGTTACACGCTTGCTACGCTGACAGCAGGCTCCAATATTACTATTACAAACACATCTGGGGCCATTCAGATTGCTGCTGCCAGCCCAGTCGGACCTACTGGACCAACAGGTACTATCGGACCGACAGGCCCTACGGGGAACACAGGGCTACGCGGCCCAACCGGGCCAACTGGAACTGGGGCAACCGGTCCTACTGGGTCTTTTGGTCCTACCGGCCCCACCGGACCTAGCAGCTTAGGCCCGACCGGTCCTACTGGGCCTGCTTCAACGGTTCCCGGCCCTACAGGCCCCGGAGGCTCTGGTCCTACTGGACCAACTGGAAATTATGGCCCTGTTGGCCCAACTGGCCCCACCGGAACTGGACCGACTGGTCCAACTGGTCCTATTGGTGCCAACGGTTTGCCGGGCGTTACAGGCCCTACCGGTCCAACTGGAACGGGGCCTACTGGTCCTACTGGTATTAAAGGGCCAACCGGGCCTACTGGGCCAACTGGCACTGGACCTACTGGGCCTACGGGCGCGGCATCAACAGTTGCTGGCCCTACCGGCCCGACAGGATTGGGCGGTCCTACCGGCACCAGCGGACCTACTGGACCAACAGGTCCAAGTGTTTCATTGCCTGTATCCATTGCAAATGGTGGTACCGGTCAAACAACTGCATCTGCGGCCCTTAATGCTTTGGGTGGCGCATCAACTGGTAAAGCCATTGCGATGGCTCTTGTATTCGGAGGTTAACCAATGGCAGGCAACCCAAATATTGTTAATGTTACATCCATTTATGGCGGTACTGCGGTTCAATCCGTGGGAAACAGCCTTACAGCTCTTGTGACAAATGCTGCGGCTAGTGGCACTATTGTTAAAGTTGATACGCTGATTTTGACAAACACTGACTCCGCTGGTCATACTATCATTGTGGATGTTTATCGGTCATCAACCTCTTATCCTATCTCATACAACGTCAGTATCCCTCCTGCTTCCATTTATGATGTTTTGGCAAAATACATTTATCTTTTGGAAGGGGATACTTTGCGCGTTTCGGCGGATACAGCAAGCAAAGTTACAGCAGTTTGCTCTTATGAAGTTATTGCGGGGCCAGCAACGTAATGGTTACTCGGCGCAATGGGGGAATTAGAGGCGTACAAAACCGCACGACAACTGCGGTTGCTAACGGCGCTTGGTCTATGGACGATATTCAACAGTCCAATTTAGCGCATAATTTTCCGGGTGCTGCCGCAGCAACTGTACCAAATGCTGTGGGTTTAGGAGTTGTTGCAGCTTTTTCTGCTTACATTAGCGGCAAAACAATGACAGTAACCGCTGTTTCAAGCGGAACTCTTGCGGTCGGGCAAATAATTACCGGTCTAGGCGTATCTTCTTACACAGTAATTGATTCTCTTGGAACCGGAACCGGCGGAACGGGAACATATAATGTAAGCAATACGCAAACCGTGGGCTCATCTGGCTCCCCTGTTTCAATGCAGGCAACATTAAAGTTTACAAGCATAACCTCTTCTACATCCTCCTTAGTAGTTCCTTTGAATCTTCCTATTTATGATGGTGGAAGCCCTGTTACTGGATACACAGCAACAGTTTATAATGCTGGTGTATCTGTAGGAACTGCAACTGGAACTACATCCCCATTAACAATTACAGGTCTGGCAAACGGAAATATTGATTCCGTTACTATTTATGCGACCAATGCAATAGGTAATAGCGCTGTGACATCTGGTCCAGTGTTTCAAATGCCATTAGTCCCAAGCGCACCAACTATTGGATCAGCTACTTTATCTGGATCATACGGCGCAAGCGTTACATTTACACAATCAACAAGCAGTGGCGGGTCTCCAATAACGGGCTACACAATTGTGTCAAATCCCGGTGGATTTACTGCAAGCGGCACCACATCTCCAATTTCTATAGCAGGATTAAATGCCGCAACGTCTTACACATTTACTGTTTATGCAACCAACGCAGTTGGCAATAGCGCATCTTCTGGCGCGTCCAATTCAATCACCACTGGCGCGGCATCTCTCACTTATCTTATCGTAGGCGGCGGTGGCGGTGCCGGTGTTGGGGGCGGTGGCGCAGGTGGGTATCAGACAGGCACATTTGCGTATGCTTCAGGCACACCGTATTCAATTGTTGTAGGAACCGGCGGCGCAGGGTCACAATTTGCTCAATCGGCAAATGGTAATGATTCTTCAGCATTTGGGATTACGGCATCGGGCGGTGGCGGTGGTGGTGGTTATACCGTAGGCGCTGGGTCAAATGGTCTTAATGGGGGCTCTGGCGGTGGTGCCGGATATTATCCCGGTGGGGCTACTGCTGGTACCGGAACAAGCGGTCAGGGGAATAACGGCGGCATAGGATATGCTGGCGGGTCATACTGGTCTGGCGGCGGCGGTGGTGCAGCTCAGGTTGGACGTTCACCTAACAATATTCCGACAGGTGTCTTTAGCCCCGGTATTGGCGGTGACGGTTATGTCAATACAATTTTGGGTGTTAATGGTACTGCTACATTTGTTGGCACAATTGTTGGACAAACACTTACAGTTACATCTGTAACATCTGGAACAATAGCAGTGGGTATGGTTTTGGACACACCAGTTGTCCAAGTGCCGCCTAATGCTGATCCGGGAACTGCATCCAATAAAAACAATTGGATTATGGCGCAGGTAAGCGGAACAGGTGGAACTGGTACTTATCTTTTAGCGTGGCCTCAAAGCATTTCGTCTACAACTATTAACGGTAGCACTTGGTTTGCTGGGGGAGGGTCTGGCGGTATTTATGTTGACGGTTATATGGGTTCCAGCCCAACCGTTAACTCAGGTGGTACTGGCGGCGGCGGTGCTGCTGGTTATTCCTCTAATACCACCCCATATGACCGTTCTGGTCGCCCCGGGGTTCAATATCTTGGAGGCGGGGGCGGCGGTTTATCTGGACAAAGCAACACGCTTGGAACCAGTGGGGCTGGCGGTACAGGTGTAGTAATTGTTCGGTCAGCCGCTGCCGCTTCTTCTACAACAGGGTCTCCAACTTTGTTAAGGGCAAACGCCGGTGGAACTGGTGATTATATTTATAAATTCACTGGCAATGGAACAATTACATTTTAAGGTGTAAAAATGGCAAACTTTGCAAAACTTAATGATAGCAACGTAGTTATTGACGTTAACGCCGTTGACAACAGTGTCATTAACAATTTGCCATTTCCCGATAGTGAACCTGTTGGCGTGGCATTTTTAACAAATTGGTCTGGCGGATATACCAATTGGAAACAAACATCCTATAATAGAAATTTTCGCAAAAATTTAGCATCTTTAGGGTATACTTATGATGCTAATTTAGACGCTTTTATCCCGCCTAAACCTTTCCCTAGCTGGTTATTAAATACCAATTCATGTCAATGGGAACCTCCTGTCCCCTATCCAACAGACGGGAAATTGTATATATGGGATGAGGCCACACAATCTTGGGTAGTGCAGAATGTCTAATACCCCCATTTCCAATTTACCGTCAGCGGTTGCACTCTCAGGCAATGAACTTGTCCCTTTGGTTCAGGACAATACGACCAAACGCGCCACGGCTTTACAGATTGCCCAACTAAACATTGGTCCTACCGGCCCTCCCGGGAGTGCAGGCGGGCTTGGGCCTACTGGACCCACTGGGCCAACGGGGCCAACCGGACCTGTAGGTAATGGCGGTCCAACTGGCCCGACAGGTAATAGCGGTATGGCAGGTGTCACAGGCCCTACTGGTCCTACGGGCGCAAGTGTCATTGGGCCTACCGGACCAACAGGTATTCAAGGTCCTACCGGTCCCAATAGTGTCGGCGCGACAGGTCCTACTGGCCCGTTCGGTCCTACTGGCGCGGCTTCTACAGCTCCCGGGCCAACAGGCCCAACGGGGCCAACTGGTAGCATTGGTGTAGCTGGTCCAACAGGCCCTACAGGGTTCACGGGCCAAACAGGTGCGGGCGGCCCTACCGGGCCAACGGGGCCTACGGGCCCGACAGGTCCGACTGGAACTCAAGGCATTCAAGGGATTGTAGGCCCAACAGGTCCTACCGGCACAGCCGGCGTTGCAGGCCCAACGGGTCCAACAGGCATAGCTGGCTCTCAAGGTCCCAATGGCCCAACGGGACCAACAGGAACGGATGGCATTGCTGGTCCAACCGGCCCCACGGGTTCTCAAGGAACGGCTGGAACAATTGGCCCAACAGGCCCAACTGGTATCAGTGGCCCAACTGGGGCGCAAGGACCGCAAGGTAACCAAGGCCCAACAGGTCCTACTGGGCCAACTGGTGCCACTGGTGCAGCGTCAACGGTTGCCGGTCCAACTGGACCAACAGGCCCGACTGGTCCTACCGGTGCTGCATCATCTGTTGCAGGCCCGACTGGTCCGACCGGGCCCACAGGCCCGACTGGCGCGGCTTCTTCTGTTGCAGGTCCTACCGGTCCAACTGGTCCTACGGGGTCAACTGGTCCTGCTGGGGGTGCAACCGGTGGTGGCACTGACACAATTTTCTGGAATAACGGCCAAACTGTAACCACAAATTATAGTATCCCGAGCGGATATAACAGTGGCACATTTGGCCCGGTTACTGTAAACTCTGGCGTGACTGTCACAGTCCCAGCCGGTTCAACGTGGAGCATTGTATAATGCCTATTAAATTAAATGGGTCCACATCTGGGTATGCCCAAATTCAGGCAGCAGCTACAGCGGCCAACAACACGCTGACTTTACCCGCCAGCAATGGCTTGCTTGTGTCACAAAATTCCACAACCGCCCCAACAAACGGGCAGATACCGATTGGTAATGGCACTGATTATACCGCGGCTACAATTACTGCTGGCACGGGTATTACTGTCACTAACGGTGCTGGGTCCATCAGTATTGCTGCAACTTCTACCGGGCCAGTTGGTTTTAACAACATGGTTGTTTTTACCTCTGGCACAAGCACTTGGACCATTCCTGCGGGTATTACAGCTTGTAAAATTACCGTTGTTGGAGGTGGTAACAGTGGTGGGGCAGGCGCTCAAGCAACCGGTTGCAGCTCACAAGGTGGAGCTGGCGGCGGCGGTGGTGCGGGTGGCGCTGCTATTAAATATTTTACAGGTCTAACTCCTGCAAATACCCTTTCTTATACAGTTGGTGCCGCAGGTGGGACATCTAGTGTTTCGTCAGGCACACAAACCATTACAACCATAAGCGCAACTGGCGGTAGTGCAGGTGCTTCTGGCTCTAGTACAGCACCCGGAGCAGGTGGTGCCGGTGGATTAGGCTCTGGGGGAACTTTAAATACCAAAGGCGGAAACGGATCATCTGGCGGCGCTGGTTTAACTGTCAGTTCTCCAGTAGCTACG